ATGAATGAACATGAAAAGCTTTTAGAAATGTCAAAACCATTAATTGATTATTTGAAAGAGAACTACCACCCACATACAGCAATTGTAGTTACTGAGGAGCGGGTGATGGTTGTTGAAACCAGTGTTTCGGTGCCGAGTGTTGATCCAGTATCGGGATCAGAACGGTAATGAGAGGGGGATAGAAGAAATGGAAGCCACAATAATGAAAATGTTGTCAGCCACTGCATTATGTGCATGCCTTAAGGGAGCAATGCCAGATCACGATCGAAATGTGGAGTTTATTTATATCGTGGTCATGCTGATGATACTGATCAATTATGTCAGATCGCTCATATCCTTTTAGGTCAGTGATCAGCAAGATATGAAACGAGGAAAATAAACATCAGCAAAGTTGTTAGTATCGAAAAAAGAGGACTAAATATCCAACAAACTAACGAACAAGCAATTAAGGGAGGAAGATTTAGAGTAAATAATCCGGCAATCATACGAAATTTTGATGAATACTGGCGATAGTTCAGACGGTAAGCAGTGCTACGCAAAGGAATATGAGCTCGCTTGCAGAGTTTATCGTAGTCGTTAGATATATAGTTGCAAATAAGAGTCCAGTCATCGATATCATAATCATTTATCTTACAGGAAAGCTTTTTGTTATCGATAATTCGATGCATATGTTGTCGGAGAGATGGATAGAGCAGGAGCGAGTGATCTTTTTCTATCTGGAGAAATGTTTCGATGAAGGGAGTTATATCTTGGAAAGAAACCTTTTTGTATAAAAAGGGTTCGACGCTAAGAAAAAGAGGATGATAGGCCAGTTCTAGTCGTTCTTTGGCAATTGGGGCTTGGCTTGAAAAATACTGATATGTCAGGGTGATAAAGCAAATAAAAAGTGATAAGGCGGGGCTGATTACAGAATTGAGTAAAGTTTCTAATTGCTGGAATGTTGGTAAAGACATTGTTATCTCCTTGTATTATATATTCTTTGAAATAGTAATTATAGGACAAAAAAGATGAAAACGCAAGAGATGCAATGGATTAGTTGAAGGGGGAGGGATCAACACCAGAACAACCCCATCAACATAGGATAAAGGGAAGGAGTGTGATGAATATGGCAAAGAAAGCAAAACCAGAGGCAAAGAACCGTTTTTTCATCCCACGGGATGGTAAATATGTCAACGTGGAAGATCTGCCCCAGGAGGAACAGGACCTTATCCGGAAGAACTTTTCGGAACAGTTGGCAGACGCAATGATGGAGGGGCTTGGATATACCAGAGTCACACCATCAGGTAAAAAGACAACAGCATAAAGGCGAGCGGCAGGCATAGCAGGGGGCGTATCAGAATCCTTCTCCTATAGTAATAATTGCAGATTACCCCAAACATTTCGTTCTACAAACGACACGATGCGCTCTCCGCTGTGCCTGCCGGACAAGCAGGAAAGGAAAGAACATATGAAAGAGACATGTATGGCAGTGATCACAAAAGCCGTCATTGAATTTGATGATTATGGTCGCTTGCAGTTTGAATTGTGGCTGCAGGGATGGAGAGAAAACCAACACTTTACAAAAATAATCTCTGGCTATCCGCTCGGAAGAGGACATGTTGGAGCGACGATCTTTGAAGGAGATGCCAGAGGAGTGGTAGCTCTTATGCGGATCATGGATGTGGTTGGAGTATCAAGCTGGGATTGGCTGGAGAACAAAGCTGTACGCATCTTAGAGGATGAGATGAACGGCGGGATTCATACAATCGGAAATGCGACCGAAGATAAATGGCTGGATCTGTACGAGATTTATTTTCCTCATGAATTGAAGAGAAGAGCAGACTTTCAGTTTGGTGAAGCAGATCCGGAGACAAGAGAAATATAAGATATGACGCCGGGTGCAACAGAGGATATATCCAAACCTCCCTATAGTTTAACAACAATTTACAACAAAAAGACCAAGTTTGATGCCATAAACAAAAATGGATATATCCTTTGTTGTGCCCGGCGAGGAAAGGAAAAATAATGAGTGCCAAGAGAGCAGCGATCCGCCGGGAGAGAAAGGAACGCCGGAAAGCAGAACACCGAAAGGCACCGGACGGAGAAGCCAGAAGGGCAGCAGAGCAGGGCAGAATGGACGGAAGGACATTGGCAGCCTGCATTATCATCAATGTCCTTTATGATCAATTCGGTTTCCGCGATAAACGTCTTATGAGAATGTTGAAACAGATCGATCAGGAGGCGTTGAAGTTTGATCAGGAGGCAACCAGATTTAATCTGGAGTTTTATGCCGGCAGACTGCAGGAAAGGATTCAAGCAGCACAGATCAGACCTAAGGTAGAAAGTCTGACAGAGACCATATATGGCAGTGTCCGGGATGAATATTTCATATCGTCCGGCGCCGTGATGTTTATGGTCCTGAATGAATATTTTGGATTTGCCTCCAATAACAAAGGGACAGGACGCACAGATCTGATCATGGCGTACATGGTCAATGAATACATAAAAGTCAATCTGGATCCGGAGGGACACGATGTGGAGTTTTATTATCGCCGGATGAAGGACAAGACAGGTCTTGATATTTAAGACTGACAGGAAATGAAAGTTTGAGCAAAGAAAGGAAAATATGATGAATTTATTGAGAAATAGTAAAGCGGAGAGACAGACAGGAAAGAAAGTGAAGATCGATGCGGAATATTATAGCAATCTGCAGTGTAAAGAATACTTGCTTGAGGCGGTTGCCAAGGTAGTGGTGGATGAGAGTGACGATGCATCCAAGGTGGAGAGGATTGCAGCTATTCTGCAGATCCCATCTGAATTTGAAGGAGGATATATTGGAAGATGTTAGATTGTTTTACGCCGCCGGTACCAAACCGGCAAAACAGGCGGACAAGCTACCTCCGGAATTGCAGGAGAGAGTAGATCAGGAGGATGTTCCTTCGGTGCGACCGCACATTCCTGTAGATCTGGAGTATGTCGGTACCGTGGTCAAAGGGCAGATATGCTTTGATTACTACATCCTGCCTGACAGTCAGCTCCGGCAGGAGTACCGCCGCCCGGAGCAGGATATCATCTTGTCGTACCGGGACGAGGAGAGCCTGCAGCACGTCCGGCAGAGGGCAAGAAAAAAGAGAGCAGCTATCGCAGAGCCGCCCTCGGAAAATGTCGTATGACACCAACAACTTAATCATACGGCATAGGCGTTGAAAAGTCAAGGAAAGCCAAGGGTTATAGCCCTTTGGCGACCTTGTAATGAGTATTATAAAACGAAGCACAGAGGAACATGAGCCGTATGAAGAAAAAATGCACATATTATCAATATGATTTCGAGGATGTGTACGGGAAAGAATGGAAAGTAAGCCCCCTGCCGGTCAGCAGAGACGGGCAGTTAAATATAGAGGATTGTTATGACAGCTCTGTACTGGGAGAGGAGTCCGAGGCGGAGAGGGTAGACCGCCGGATGAAGGCATTGGCATCCTGCCGGATCATGCTGCAGAGGATCATATCCGGAGACTATGTGGAGAGCAATATCTATCCGGTCTATCTGAACCGGAAGGATGTACCCAGGGCGGAGAAGTACCGGACAAGCAGAGAGGCACAGAAGCGGCTGAATCAGAAGAACCGACAGAAGAAATATATCCGGATCATCAACACCAATTTCCGTGCCGGTGATCTGATCGTCACGCTGACATATAAGGATGGAGAGTATCCGTCTCTGGACCGTGCCCGGAAAGATATCAAGAATTATTTAGCAGCCATCGGCCGTTATCGAAGAAAGCAGGGGATGACGCCGTTGAAATATATATATGTGATCGAGTATGTGGATGGACCCACCAACAAGGTGCGGATCCATCACCATCTGATCATGTCTGCCATGGACAGAGATGTGGCGGAAAGCAAATGGACAAAAGGCAGAGTAGAGAGTAAGTATGCCGATCCAGACGATGACTTTGGACTGGAGGGATTTGCCCGATACATATGCAAGCTGGAATTGAATGGAAGGCATCTGATCCAGCATTCCCGGAATTTAAAGAAACCGATCGTCCGGGAGAATGTGACCAAGCTCACCCGGAGGAAGATGCGGGATCTGGTTCTCGCCGGCGACGATATGGGTCCGATGATGGAGCGGATCTTTCAGGGCTCCTGCCGGTATATTGATTCCAAGACATACATATCCGACCTGACGGGAGGATTTTACATATATTCACGTTTGAAAAAGAAAGAGGTGAAAACCATGGAGACAAAAACGGCGTCCGATAAAGCAAATGCTAAAGCGGACAGCAATTTGAAACCGGTCAAAATATACATTGATATGGAATGGAAAGGGTCTTTGAAAAAGGGGAATGCTACCTACTCCATCGTGCTGGAGACAATGTTTAAGGGAAGGACCTACACCGCCGTGCATCACGGCGAGGTGATGAACACCACCCAGAATCGTGCGATCCTGCATATTTCCAGAATCGCCCTGTCCCATTTGAGAGGAAGATTTAATTTGGAGATCCACGCGGCAAGCGGGTATCTCGCCGGGGGATTTAACCTCTGCCGGTTCCAGTCGGCAGCAGAGCGGGAGTATCAGGCTACGAAGAACGCTGACCTGATCGATAAGCTTCTCAAAGCGGCAGCAGGTCATGCCATTCGCATAGTACCGGAACAACATCATTGTTATACGGACTGGATGCGTAAGGAGAGGGAAAAAGGGCAGCAGGGCGAACAAAACTCGCAGGAGTGGGAAAAGACGATTGATGACAAGAGATAGCCGAAGACGGCGGAAAGGATAGAAAGATGGAGAATATAAGAATAACGGTGGCACATCAGCTGGAGGAGGATGATTGCAATGCGTAGATGCGAGATCTCCGGCTGCATCCATGAGGGATGTCACAGCCATCATATCGTGTTCCGCTCCCAAGGCGGACCGGACATTGCAATGAATCTGATCCGGCTGTGTCCGTACCACCACAATATGTCTCCGGAAGGGGTGCATATGAATCCTGCGCTGGACAAGCGTTTGAAGTGTGCGCTGCAGAAGGAATACGAAGTGTTATTTCCGGAAAGTGCGCTGACAGCGGAACTGGTAGCTGACCGGATCGGTATGAGCCGGAAGAAAGCAGAGAAGTATTTCTCAAAGGTTCAAAAGAATCCGGACGGCACAATGGACAGAGAAGACATTATCCGCCGTCTAATGGGCGGAAGACTTTATTGAGAGGAGAAAAACGATGGCAAAAATCAAGATGGACTGTATCCATTATGACGGTATGAGCAACAAGCCGATCCAGAGCCGGTGCAGAGCTCTGAAGAAACTTTATTGTAGCTGTGAGGAGAAATGCAGCTTTTACAAGAGCAGATCTGACTACAACATGGACGGCAGCAGGAAGGTCAAACGGTGACTATATGGGAATCAGATTATCGAGCTGTAAATGGCCGGACTGCTTTCATTGTGATCGCCCGGACTGCGAATACAACGGGACGATCAAAGAGGATGGCAAGTATTTGAACAAGCTGATTTTATGGAGTAAATATCAGCACGCCTGCGAAGCAAGTGTAACGGCAAGGCAAGCGTATGAAAACCGTCATCCGGAGGTGATGGCAAACGAAATATATGCAAGAATAGTGCATCCGCTGCCAAGGGCAGCAGAGAAAGGAGAACAAGATGTATTTAACACTGGGAATATTAGTCATATGCATCATGGCGATAGTGTGGATTCTCCTGTTACCTTTATTTCCGGCAATCGGGGGATATTACCTGATGCTGAAAAAGAGGTTAGCAGATAGAAATATAAAAGAAAAGGAGACAGACAATGAATAAGACAAAAACTGGAGGAGTTATTGCAGGAGTAATTATGGTTTTGGTGGTTATTCTGTTCGTACTGAACATTAAGGTCATTCCGGCTGGATATGTCGGCGTGCAGTATAACATCAACAAAGGGGTAGAAGAGAAGGTACTGGGACAGGGCTGGCACCTCGTATCACCTACCGTAAAAGTGAAAACGTATACGGTAGGTCTGGAGCAGTCGTATCTTACAAAGAAAAAGAAAGGTGATTCCAGAAAGGATGAAAGCTTTTCTGCGAGCTCGTCTGAAGGAAAGGCTCTTCAGATCGATCTTACATATTCGTATCAGTTCAAGAGCAATAAAGTGAGCGAGGTATTTACCAGATTTAAGGGACAGGATGGAGAGGATGTTCGTGATCAGTTTATTAAACCGAACATCGTATCCTGGACCAAAGAAGTGATTTCCAGATATAAGGTATCGGATATTTTAGGATCCGAGAGGGCAAACGTCAATACAACGTTGACCGAATATCTGGCAGATAAATTCGAAGAGTATGGCATCACGATCAGCAATGTTTCTCTGATCGATATTACGGTAGACAAAAAGACCAGAGAAGCTATCAACGCAAAAATTACGGCGCAGCAGAAGGCAGAGACACAGAAAATAAACAATCAGACTGCCATTGACAAAGCAAAAGCAGATGCCGAGGTGCAGAAGACCGAGGCGGAAGCGAAGGCAAAGGCAGAGCTGATATCTGCAGAAGCGGAAGCTAAAGCAAACAAGAAGCTTAGTAATTCCATTACCGATCAGCTGATCAAAATGAAAGAGGCAGAAGCACGTCTCAAGCATGGCTGGATTACGATATCCGGGACGGATACCATTGTAAAAGAAAAATAACCGGGCAGCAGATTAACAGGAGAATCACCGCCGGGTCCCGAAAGGGATCCGGCAAATATAAACTGCAGTAACGAAATGAGAGGTAATTATGACAGATCAGGAATTAAAAGAAACAATACAGGAAATCAAGAACAGCACCATGCCGATTCCGACACAGCAGAAGCTTATTGATGAGCTGGAGGGCAGCAGATGGATTCCGATAGATGAGCGGCAGCCAGCAACGGACACATACATTTTGGTGTCCTTTGAGAACTTCAATATGCCTGATATCGCAAGATATGAAGAAGATAAAAATGGCGGTGCATTCTATCCGGGCGATGAGGAAAAGAGCTATATATCGTATGGGCTGATCGTAAATGCATGGAAACCGTTGCCGGTCACATATAGGGAGGTATCTGCATGAGAGAGCGCCCGATATTATTCAATACCGAAATGGTAAAAGCCATCTTGGAGGGGAGAAAGACCTGCACAAGACGAGCAATAAAATTTTCCAGTGGGATGACTGGACGACCCATTGGAAAAGCTGGGGATAGCAGCAATCCGTTAGGTGTTATGTACCCAGGAGGAATAAAAAGACCACCATACCAACGGGGAGACATCCTGTATGTTCGGGAAACATGGTGTAGTGCTTATGATGGCGAGAAATATTTCTATCTTGCAGACAAGCTGACCAATAGAGAAGAGAGATTATTGCTTAATTATGATAATGTCAAGTGGCATCCGTCCATCCATATGCCGAAAGAAGTTACCAGAATCTGGCTGAAGGCAACGGATGTGAGAGTGGAGCGGTTACAGGAGATTACAGAAACACAAGCACAAGCGGAAGGGTGCAATAGTGGATTGCTTACAGGACCATGTACCGCAAGGGGACAGTTTGAAAATCTGTGGAACTCTACAATTAAGAAACCAGATGCTGATAAATACGGATGGTCAGCAAATCCGTGGGTATGGGTGATTGAATTTGAACGGTGTGAAAAACCGAGAAAGGAGAACATCAATGATTAAAGTAGAAAAAGGAACAGTTATGGCAAATGGCTCAGCAGGAGAATTGCTTACAGAGTATTCAGAGATTACAAAGTGCATTTACGAGGCATTAAAAGAAAGAACAGATGAAGATTTTGCAAAAGAACAGATGGATCTAGCTCACAAAACGGGCTTTATGTCAGAAAAAGAAGCAATTATAACGCTTGCGAAATTATTGAATGAGGCGTTAATGAAAAAAGGAGGGAGATCATGAATAAAACAATCTTAATGGGTCGTTTGACCCGTGATCCGGAGATCAGATACAGCTCCGGCGATGAACCAACAGCGATTGCAAGATATACCCTTGCAGTCGACCGCAGATATAAACGCCAGGGCGATGACCAGACTGCGGACTTTATCAATTGTGTCGTATTCGGCAGAGGAGCGGAGTTTGTGGAGAAGTATCTTCATCAGGGAATCAAAATCGTAGTAACCGGACGGATCCAGACCGGAAGCTACACGAACAAAGACGGTCACAAGGTATACACCACGGAGGTGGTGATTGAGGAACAGGAGTTTGCTGAGAGCAAAGCAGCGCAGAATGGAAATACCCAGAACGGCAGCAGTACAAGAAACGAACCACGGCAGGCGCCGGCGTCTGATCCGGGAGACGGCTTCATGGATATTCCGGATGCAATCGAGGAGGAACTGCCGTTTAACTAAAGGAGGGTCGCATGGCAAAGAAAGAATTAACCAGAAAAGAATACGAGAAGATTAAGCGCATGGATCATCACGCAATGAAGTGTTACATAGAAAGTGTTTACCAGTCCGGCTATGATGCCGGGGCAAGAGAAGAGCAGGCAGATCAAATACACAACAAAATGCCGGCGATCGATCGGATCCGTGACGAGATAGGTAAGATCAAAGGCATTGGCGAAAAGAAGCAGCAGGCAGTGATGGATGCGATTATTACAATATGGGAACAGGAGGGCAGCAGATGTTAAGCGAGGAAGTAAAGAAGATGAGATTGCAGCATATGTCTCTGGTACCGACAGAGGGAGCTTGTAAATTCTGTGGACAGATCACAGCCATAGAGGTACCAGAGGACTGGCTGGACGAAGAGAAGAATGAATATGCAACGGAAATGTGTAAGTGCCCCGAAGCGGACTGGTATCGACTGAATAAGCTTAAGAAAGAAAAAGGCCGGAAGCGGGTCAGATCATTATTTGAACGTGACCAGTCGGATGTAGTCAGGAAATTCCTGAAGGCAGCAGTGGAATTGATCGCAGATGAAGATATCAGCAGCATCACGGTCAAGATTAATGATGTAACAAAGGCAGACATTAAAACAGGATCAAAAGGCGGTATCCGGGTGGAGCGGACGGATACCACAAAACAGATGGAGGAGTAGACACAATGGTAAGTAAGGAGACAAAGGAAACGATCTTGGCTACAATAGACGAGGTGTTCCAAAAGATGAATTCCATCTCATGGATTGATCGTCAAAAGGCAATGTCCAAGGAAGCATTTAAGAATACAGAAAAGATCCTGTATTGTTTCAACGTTCTCAAGGAACATGTCTCGAACGAGCAGGAATACCTTGAGATTGCATTGCACAGGAAAAGTAAGTCGATCACCTCATACATAAAAAACGGCGGAGGACCGGTGGATGATGATACAAAGCTGCGTGACCGGATGGACTCGTATCATCGAAGTTTGAATGACGTGAAGCGAGTAGAAGCGGCGTTGGAGCACATCAAAGAAATGAAAGGCTATGAAATTATTGAGATACGGTATTTCAATCACAAGGCAGGTGGTGAAAAGTATACTTGGGAAGAAATTGCTTCAATGCTTGCTGGCTCTAACGGATATTCGGACAATCTAAACGAAAAGACCGTCCGAGCGTATAAAAGCAAGATCATCAAAGAGATGGCTGTTTATCTGTTTGGGTCCGATGCGATATAATATTGCCCGAATTGCGACCCTAGACATATGCTTTTTAACGTGTTAAAATTTTTACAATTAGTTTTTTGTTATAATTCATTAAGGCGTATTTCCTTTGAAGGAAATGCGTCTTTTTTTCGTGGGGAAGGTGGTGAAATGTCAGATGTCAAGATAAAGGCGGAAGTGGATTATATGTCCGGGATGAAGTATAAGGACATTGCAGAGAAATACAACGTATCACTGAATACGGTCAAGAGCTGGAAAAAAAGATATGCTTGGGACAGATCCGGGGATGCAAAAAAGGGTGCACACAAAAATACAAAAATGGTGCACACAAAATCAGATTCCAAAGGATGCAAAATGTCCGGCAGCAGTCCGCCTCCTTCAGAGGAAGTGGTGAATCTGGCGGATAATTCGGATCTGACTGAGAAACAAAGGCTTTTCTGTATTTATTATATTCGCAGTTTTAACGCTACGAAGGCGTACATGAAAGCATATGATTGCGAATATGAAACAGCGGCGGCAGCAGGTTCGCGAATGTTAAGAAATGTTAAGGTGAAAGAGGAAATTAACAATCTCAAACAGGGACGTCTCAACCGGGAGATGCTTTCTGAGGAGGATATCGTGCAGAAATACATTGATATCCTGTATGCAGATGCAAAGGATTACATTGATCCGAAGCGAAATAAGATCGACCTGAACAATCCGTTCGCTGATGGAACACTTGTGAAGAAGGTCAGCTTCGGTAAGACGGATAGTGTGGAGTTACTGGATAAGATGAGAGCATTGCAATGGCTGGCGGATCATATGAGTCTGGCTACAGAGAAGCAGAAAGCAGAGATTGAACTGTTGAAAGCGAAAGCGGAAGACAGCAGCCGGGCAGATGAGGAACAGCTTCAGGAGAAAGAGAACAATGTGGAAGAGATTCTGAAGCAGTTGCATGATGTGGATCCGGATGAAGTGATGGAGTGAGGATGGTGAGAATATGAAACTGGTATTATCGCCAAAGTTTAAAGATTTCCTGACTACCAGAACCAGGCGGGATTATCTGGAAGGGACCACGGCAGCAGGCAAGACCACGGTAGGAATCTTTAAATTTATGATGATGGTTGCAGACTCCGATCTTAAGTTTCATGTGATTGCCGGAGCAGATCTGGGTACCGTGGAGAAAAACGTGATCAATTCAGAGCTTGGCCTGATCGCCCAGATGGAAGGATTGGCAGATTATTACCCGAAAGGACAGGGAAAGATCAGCCTCCCTCACATCAAGTACCGGACAAGAAAAGGAATGAAGATCATTTATGTATGCGGCTTTGATAACAAAGCCCGCTGGAAAAAGGTTCTTGGTTCACAATCCGGCTGCGTATACATTGATGAGGTAAATACGGCAGATATGGAGTTTCTGCGTGAGATCACCCACCGATGCAAGTATATGATGACTACCTCCAACCCGGATGCGCCGGATAAGCCAGTGTATAAAGAATTCATCAATCACAGCCGTCCTTTGAAGAGATATGCCGCAGATTATCCTGTGGAGCTTCTTGCGGAGCTGAAGGAAGAACCGGTTAAGGGGTATGTACACTGGTATTTCACATTTTATGACAATGCTTCCATGACACCGGAGGACATTCAGGAAAAGATCGATGCCGTTCCGAGAGGGACGAAGATGTATAAAAACAAAATACAGGGGTTACGAGGCAAGGCAACCGGTCTTGTCTTTTGTAATTTCAGCAAAAAGCACCATGTCATCACGAAGGAACAGGCAAAGAAATATATCCGGAGCACAGGGCAGCAGACAGAATGGTTTGAATACTTTACCTCCGGGCTGGATACGGCGTACTCTACGACATCCCCAGATACCATTGCTATGAGCTTCGTTGGGATCACGAACAAAGGGCGGTGCATTGTACTGGATGAGAGAGTTTACAACAACGCCAGTCAGACGGTCCCGATCGCTCCGAGCGATACCGTAGTCAATTATGTGGCATTTCTGGAGAGGAATCGAAAGGAATGGGGAGGTCAGGCAAGGAATGTTTTTGTGGATAGTGCAGATCAGGCAACATTGACGGAATGCGCAAAGTACAAACGTGCCCACCCGGAATGCCTTTATATATTTAACAATGCATACAAGAAAGTAACGATCATTGATCGTATTATGCTGCAGCTGGGCTGGATGGCATATGACGATGAGAAACAGGCGTGCTATCAGGTGGTTGATACCTGTGTGAACTACATCCGGGAACTGGACAACTACAGTTGGAAAGAGGATAAGGATGAGGAGCCGGAGGACGCAAACGATCACATGATCAACAGTACACAGTATGCATGGATTCCATACAAGCACAAGATAGGAGGACGATCATGAGCACATTACATTTGATCATAATATGCGTAACCATAGTTTTTTGTGTAGCGCTGGCAAGCGATGGAGGAAATAGATGAGGTGGTTTAACAGAATGAGTGAGAATGTAAAACAGAGAATGCAGAGCTGGCTGCAGATCACGCCGGCAAACGTGCATAGTTTCAATATACAGGAGACGATGGACTTTCAGGCAAATGTGATCAAAAACAGAATATGGTATCTGGGAGATCCCGATGAGCTGGCACAGTTATACAGTCAGATTGACAGCAGCCAGAACAGACTCCGCTTCTGGGCGGCACGAAGCAGTACAGGCAGAGAGATCCGCAAGATGCACATCGGCCTGCCTGCGATCATGGTAGATATGCTGACCAGTATTATTATGACGGATTTTGATGAAGTCACTGTGCCGGATAAAAGAAAAGACACATGGCAGCAGATCAGCCGGGAGAATAAATTTAAGTCTCTGCTGGAGGAGGCAGTCAGCCAGACATTATATCTGGGGGATGGAGCCTTTAAGATTTCACTGGATACCAGGATGAGTGAGTATCCGATCATAGAATGGTACCCGGCAGACAGGATCGATATCATCTATGACCGGGGGCGGATGAAAGAGGTGGTCTTTAAGACTGCCTACAAAGAAGGCAATAAACAATATGAGTTGCAGGAGCATTATGGTTATGGATATATCCGGAATGAGCTTCTGCATAATGGACAAAAGGCAGAACCGAAGAACGTCTCTGCGTTAGCCGGATTGAAAGATATCCGCTTTGATAATTCGTTCTGCATGGCGGTGCCTTTTTATATTTACAGCAACCCACGGACGAAAGGAAGAGGCAAGTCAATCTTTGACGGTAAAACAGATGACTTTGATTCTTTGGATGAAGTATGGAGCCAGTGGATCCAGGCAATGAGAGACGGACGTGCAACAAAGTATATTCCGCAGAACCTTATTCCTAAGAATCCGGAAACAGGAGCACTTCTAAAGCCTAACCCGTTCGACAACACATTTATCACAATGGACGGAGGAATGAGAGAAAATGATACCGACAAGGTGGAGGTTACACAGCCGAACATTCCCCATGAGTCGTATCTGAGCACATATATCACCGCATTGGATCTCTGCCTGCAGGGAATTATCAGTCCTTCGACCATCGGAATTGACGTGAAGAAACTGGATAATGCCGAGGCACAGCGTGAGAAAGAAAAGACCACGCTATACACCAGAGGCAAGATTATCGATGCGCTGCAGACCACAATACCGGAGCTGATCAATACCGTATTCAAATCACTGGATACCTTGAATCAGGTAACGGTGGAGGAGACGGAAACATCGGTGGAGTTTGGTGATTATGCAAACCCATCGTTCGAGTCACAGATTGAGACTGTGGGGAAAGCCAAGTCCAGTGCCATTATGTCCAATGAGGCCGTTGTGGATGAGCTGTATGGTGATACCAAGACAGAGGAATGGAAGCAGGAAGAGATCAATCGTTTAAACGCCAGAGATGGAGTAGAGACGATGGAAGAGCCGGCGTTGAATATGGATGGGCTTGAAGTGGAAAAACAGTCAGCAGCAGAGAGCGAGGGAGGAATGACAGGTGAAAGTAAAAGTAAGTCAAAAGATGTACGGAATGTCCCGGAAGGAGTATCAGAAACTTCTTGAGGTGGCATCGGAACAGGTACCTTTTGGGATCTATGCGGTAGAGAAGACCGGTTACGCAGAGTTGCGGTGCGACCGGTGCAAATCCGTCACGCAGCTAAAGGCATTAACCAGACAGTTTAAATCACAGGGCTTCAAGGTACATTCTAACCGATAGGAGATATCACCATGGAGAATATGGATTATGATGTGGGGAAAGCATTTGCGGCCATAGAAAATGAGCTGCTGGATTCCATGATGCGGAATATGAAACGGCACCGTGCAGAGGAAACGAAAGAGGGCTTTCAGTGGGAACAGTGGCAGGCGAAACAGCTTGCCGGACTGGAAGAATACCGCAGAAAACACAAAGGAAAACTGGAAGAGCGGTATGAGGCGATCAATTCCAAGATGCGGATGGCGATCCTGCAGGCGAATGCTCAAGGGAAAATGGCGCAGGAGAAGAAAATACTGGAGGCAATCCGCAAGGGTGCTAAGCTGCACCGGGCAACTGATAAGCTGCAGGGAGAATTCTTTCGGGTCAATGACCGGAAGATGAACGCCCTGTTGGATGCCGTAGAGAGTGATATGAAGCGTGCTGAGAATGCAATCCTGCGAATGCATGATGATAAAGTTCGCCGGGCAATTTTTAATGCACAGGTATATGCAAACAGCGGAGCCGGTACCTATGAGAAAGCAGTCGATATGGCAGTGAAAGACTACGCTGCTGCAGGAATTAACTGCATTCGGTATAAAGACGGTAAGCAGGTCAATATAAAATCCTATGCCAGAATGGCACTCAAGACGGCAGGACTTAGAGCATACCTTACAGGAGAGGGAGCCAAGAGGCAGGAGTGGGGCATACATACTGTTATCATCAATAAACGTGGAAATCCATGTCCGTTATGTCTACCGTGGGTAGGCAGAGTGATGATTGATGATGTGTGGTCCGGAGGCACGGCAGCAGAAGCAAAGAAAATGGGGTACCCATTGATCAGCCAGGCGATGAAAGCTGGACTATATCATCCGAATTGCCGAGATTCCCATACCACATACTTTCCGGGGATATCCACACCTCCGGATAAGAAGTGGAAGAAATCAGAGCTTGCAGCTGTAGAGAAGAATGTAAAGCAGGAAGCCAGGCGGCAATACGCCGAGAGACAGGAGGAGAAGTTTGATCGTCTGGAACGGTGTGCGATAGATCCGGAAAATAAACGGGTGTATGCAATTCGGAGAAAAGAGTGGTTAGATAAGACAAAGAAAGCTGAGAATGCAAAATTACAGATTGAAGCTGAAAATGAGCAGATAACACTTTTAAAGAAGTATGGTAATCTGGCGAATATAATGCTGAATGGAACGTCTGATGATATGAGTAAGTGGAGTAAACTGCAAAGAATATCAGGAAAGACAGAAAAGGAATTATTATCCAAAATGTCAGAGAGCGCTGGTAACTGGGAGACTTTGCTCAAAATGCAGTCAGAGAGCACCATGAAGCCATTTTTAAGTCAGCTATTAGATGTGGCAACAGACACAGAACTTGGTGCGTTGAATCTTTGGAGTGGTACAACTTATGTTAATATCAATCGTTATTTAAGATTTGGCATAAATGTTGATGATATTTCAAAAAATGCTGCAAAGAATATTGAGACAGTCCTTAATAAAACCGCTACACCAAAAGAAATTATAGTCCGAAGGGGAACCGGGACAAAAGAGATATTTCAAAAGATGGTGGGTGATTGGAAAAGTGACCCAAGTGTTTTGACTGGTCAAGAGTTTTCAGATGCTGGATTTGTTGCAACGTCACCAATGAAAGAAGGTGGTTTTAGTGGTGTCGGTGAAAATCAGGCAGAATTGTTTATAAGAGTGCCAGAAGGCACACATGGAGCATATATTGCACATGAGGCCCATAATGAACTAGAAAAAGAATTTTTGTTGCAAAAAGGATATACATATAGGATAATTAAAGCAGAATACAGAAGTAATCCTATATTTCCAGAAGAAAAAGATTTAAAAGTATGGTGCGAGGTGATACTGAATGGATAAGTATTCATGGGATAACCCTGAATTACAGATTATTTGTGGCGAATGTCATCTGAAGGATGCTGATCCGAGATTGTGCCATTGCGTTGAACCGCCAATGGAAAAGAAATTTATTCCAACAGATACGGATCAATGCTCTTTTATTCGCGAATCTTATTGGCAGAGAGTTCCGCAAGAGCAAAGAGATGAATGGACAGAGTTCATAAGAAAAAGAAGTGAAAGATATTATTCAAACAATAATGGCGGGAAAGAATAAATTGAAAATATTAGGCAGGATAACTGCAGATGAAGAACATCACAGTCGAAAAATGAAAGAGGCATAACTATGGCTTATGAGGATATATACAAAGGATTAAATACCGAAGAAAGAGAAAGAATGTTGCGGCAGGATATTCCGAAGTTTGAGACGGTAGGAGAATTTGAACAGACAGAGGAAGATAGAAAAAAAGCGAGAGAAACTCTGATGAAGTTTATTCGTCTTGGAAGACGAGCAGAAAGAGAAAAAAGAGTGATCCCCTTGACAGAAGAAGAATTGAATCGAGAGGATTAAGTGAAAATAAAGAGATTTTAAGCATCCGAAGAGGGTGCTTTTTTAATGAAAAAATATATGCCGGATATCCGGAGAAAGCGAGGACAAAATGAAAAAATATGTTGGTACAAAGATGATTGAGGCGAAACAGATGAATCGAGGAGCATATAACGATTATCGCGGCTGGAAGATTCCATTAGACGAAGATCCGGCAGATGAGGGATATTTAGTAAAGTATTCAGATGGCTATGAGAGTTGGTCTCCTAAGAAGCAATTTGAAAAAGCATACAGAGAATGTGAAAATTTGACTTTTGGGCTGGCTATAGAGTTGCTTAAAAAAGGAAAAAAAGTCACACGTTGCGGCTGGAATGGAAAAGGGATGTATTTGTTCAAGTCACCCAAACTTGGATGCCAAATGTATAAGGAATACACAGGAGAAGAGATTAATGACTTGCAGGAATTTATTGTTATGAAGTGTGCGAATAGAACATTAGTGCCGTGGCTTGCTTCACAGACTGATGTGCTCGCTGAAGATTGGAAAATTATAGATTAGGAGGTGATCCAATATCTCCCAACTGTGGGTAAAACAGTATACGACATCCGAAAGGGTGTTTTTTTATTGCAATTTTATATTGCAACTCTGCCCGAAGGCGAACCGAACACTTTGTTCGGGGATAAACTACGAGGAGACACCTGAGAACAAAACTGAGTGAGACACACGTAAAACTGGATGGGGAGACACCCCTACAACTGAAAGGAGCAATAAACCATGAGAAAGAACATGTTACCAATGAATCTGCAGCTTTTTGCTGATCCGGAACCAAGTGGTCAGAATGCCGGCGGACAGCCGGAGCCGAACGGCACACCGGCACCGCAGGCGGGGCAGCAGGAACCGCCAAAGACACCGGAGATTGATTATGAGAAGCTTGCAAGCGTGATCGAAGGAAAAAAGTCAGTTGCAGAGGATACCGTGCTGAAGAATTACTTCAAGAAGCAGGGATTGAGTAAAGAAGAAATGGACAGTGCTATTGGTGCATACAAGAAGCAGAAACAGGAATCCGAACCGGATCCGACTGCCTTACAGGCACAGGTGGTACAGGCACAGCAGTTGGCAGTTGCGTCTGAGATTGAGAAGGAGGGCGTGCTGATCGGCGTGGAGATGGGGCTTGATGTGAAAACCATTCCGTATGTGATGAAGCTGGTGGATACATCCGCAGCGGTGGCAGACGGCAAGGTAAACGCAGACAAGCTCAAGGAAGCAATCAATAAGGTGCTGGAGGATGTTCCGGCGCTTAAGCAGGGAAAGTTGGAGGGGCAGTCCAAGGGATTTGTACAGGTAGGAGCCGGACAGACCGGCAGCCAGACAAGCACCGCAGGGCAGCAGTCGGCTACTCCGGTGATCCCGACAAAACGTTGGAATCGTTTTAATTAAAAAGAAAGGTGAAATAAGGTGATAATATGGCATTAAATTATGCAGAACAGTGGAGTCCGGAATTATTGGAGATCCTGATGCAGGGAACATTGACTTCCCCGTTTGTAACAAGCAACGTAAAATGGCTGGATGCAAAGACTTTTCATTTTACTCAGATGAGCGTGAGTGGTTATAAGAACCATGCTCGTAATGGTGGCTGGAATCGTGGAAATTACGCTCAGACAGATGTAGCGTACACGGTAGAACATGATCGAGATGTATCTTTTCTGGTGGACAAGGCAGATGTGGATGAGACCAATGAGACAGCGTCCATCCAGAATATCAGCAGAGTCTTTGAACAGACACAGGTGGTACCGGAGACGGATGCACTGTTTTTCTCAAAGGTGGCAAAGAAAGCACAGGAGACGGATGGATATCATTCATCCACGGCGACATCTGCGTATACCAAGGCGAAGGTCTTTGGCATGCTTAAGGATATTCTGGCAAAGGGTAAGCTTCGCCGTTATAAGGCGAATGGTGCTCTGATCATGTATGTCCGCAGCGAGATCATGGATGCTCTGGAACAGTCTACGGAGTTTACCCGTAAGATTGAGATGACTCAGATCGCAGAGGGCGGCATGGGAATTGAGACCCGCGTAACGGAAATTGACGGTGTGCCGATCATGGAGGTCGTAGATGATGAGAGATTCTATGATGCCTTTGACTGGGATACGGAGGCTGGTGGATTTGCTCCGCTGAAGAAGGTGGCAGCAGACAGCAGCAACGGAGTAGAAGCCGTGACAGGTGCGCATAAGATCAATGTGCTGGTGGCATGTGGACAGACCTGTAAGACGGTACCGAAGATCTCCAGCATTTATTATTTTGCACCGGGAGCTCATACAGAGGGCGACGGATATCTGTATCAGAACCGTTCCCTGTCGGATGTATTTGTGTTCCCGAACGGCAAAGATGGCAAGATCGATTCTATCTTTGCAGATGTGGATACCACTGAGTATACCGCCTAGGAGGGATGCGGATGTATGCCGATAAGGAATACTACACGGAAACCTACGGTGGATCTTTGATCGGAGAGAAAGAACTGACACGACTGTTAGAGAAAGCCAGCCGGCAGATCGATACGTTGACATTCTGCAGAATCCGTGAGATTGGTTTCGACCGTCTCACGGCATTCCAGCAGGATCAGATTCAGTATGTGACCTGCATGCTGGCTGATTTTATCTATGAGAATCAGGATGAGCTGGAGTCTATGTTGTCATCCTATGGAATCAATGGCGTGTCCATGACCTTCTCAAGTGGAGTCAATGTCACGAAGGTGCAGGGCGTTGTGATCCGAACCGACATTTATGCGGAGCTGGAAAAGACAGGACTGTGCTGCAGGATGATTTAGGAGGTGGCAGTGTGCGTTATCCGTGTCTGGTAAAGAAGCGTCAGTGTAAGACGCCGGTAAAAGTATCTCTGGAGCAGGAGGAGCTTAGCGTGTACGGAGAGCCGGTAATAGCAAAGGAGATTGAAACAACATGTAACTATCAGGACAGCGCAAAGACGGTGCTGACAGCAGAGAAAAAGCTGATCCAGTTGTCGGGGGTGGCTTTATTTCCGGGAGATATCGCTCCGGATCTGCCGAATCTCAGTGGAGGAACCATTGAGATAAACGGGGAGAAGAGGAGAATATTCCAGGGAAGAAAAGCCAGAAACCCGGATGGAACAGTAAATTACAGTGAATTGGATGTGATGTAATGGCAGTGAATTCAACGATCAAGATCGATCAGGGCAAAATAAGGAAGCTGACAAGGGCAAGCATCAGGGCTCTGGAAAAGACCGCAGAGGCGGTTCATACAGAGATCGTGCAGGCACAGGTTATGCCGAGGGATACAGGAGCATTGCAGAATGAAAGCACATTTGTGGATTACAGTGACAGCAGTCAGGGAAGCTGCTCTATCGTATCAGATACACCATATGCCAGACGCTTGTATTATCATCCGGAATATCAATTCTCAAAGGATGAGAACCCGAATGCAAGAGGCAAGTGGTATGAACCGTGGATGAAGGGCGGGCAACACGAGACATTTGCAAGAGATACTTTTAAGAAGAATTACAAAAAGGAGGCGGGCTTATGGTGAACTTGGCAGATATCAGAGATTATGTGGCAAAGCTCGGTATTGTAAAAAATGAACGCTGCTACATGGGGAAGATAGACACAAAGCACGAAGAAAGCATCGGCTGTTATCATCTTCGCAGGAGTGGATCGCCTCGCATCCCACTGGGAGGACAGGAGAACATGACGTTCGATGTACTCCCGGTATCCTTTTTGATTCATTGGAACAAAAACGCTGCACAGACAGATCAGAAGGCTAATGAGCTGTATCGGATCCTGCGGGATCTGAGAGATGTAACCGTAAACAATAAGCAGATAAAATTTTGTATCATGCAGGTACCGTATCCGCAGGATGTTGGAACAGACGAATCGGGTATTTTTGAGATGGTCATTGAAACAGAGTTTTACTGCAGCAAAGAAGTGAAGGAGGAGAAATAATCATGGCAGCAAAAGAAGGAGTATTTCCTTGTTATGAAAACCAGTTTCATGTAGGAGCTACGAAGGCGGATAAAGTGACTATTGCGGAATGCGAAAGCTTCTCGGTATCTATCGACAATGGCGTCGAGACCTGGAACTCATTTACACAGGAGGGATGGCAGAGTGCATTACAGACGGCAAAAGCAATCACTATTTCGGTCAGCGGAAAACGTTGCATTGGCGATACCGGTAACGATCTGGTTGCAGGCAAGTGGCTGGCAAATGGTCAGGATGCATACGTTTACTTTGACTGGACATTCCCGGATGGTACGGTAGTTGCATGGGATAAGGCGGTTATCAATGTAACGAATGTCAATGGCGGAGATTCTACGAATGTGGCTCCGTTGGAGTTTGATATTGTATCGAACGGCAAGCCGACAGTCACGAATCCCAGTTGAAGCGGCGCAGGAGGCGTCGCTGGCGAATCAGGCAGTCGTAGCTGACGAAAGTGAACCGGCTGCAAAATCAAAGAAATAGAAGATGATGAGGAGCTGATCTGCCAAGCAAACGGCAGCAGCTCCTTTTGTATTGCCGAAAGGCGGAACGGAGGAAGAACATGGCAAAGGTTATTGATATTACGGATAAGTTAAATTTTGAGGAAAGTCCTGCAATCACGATTAAAGGGCAGGTATATAAAGTGAACGATTCTGCAGAAACAATGCTGAAGCTGATGGGATTATTTGATGACAGACCAGAGGCAGAAGCGGTGCCGGCAGCCTATGAGCTGATCTTCTCGGAAGAGGACAGGGAGAGATTAAAGGGTCTGAATTTGAATTTCAAGGATTTCATGACTTTGATTGAGGAGGCAATGGATCTGGTTCGTGGAGGGGATGATGATACTCCCAGCGGGGAGTAGCGAGAGCTACTATGATCTGTTCGAGGACTGGGACCTGATCGTATCCAGTGTTCTGGAACAATATGGCATCCGTATTTATTCAGCGGAGTTTAAGGGGATGAAATGGCTGGAGTTTTCTGCTTTGATCTCCGGTATTGGTCCGGACACAGCCCTGGGAAGAGTTGTGGCAATCCGTGCTGAGACGGACAAGGAAGTGATTAAGCATTTTTCAGATGATCAGAGACGGATCTGGAGAGAATGGAGAAACAAGTCCGCAAAGCAGAAAAGTCCGGAAGAGGTCCAGAATTACCTCGAGATGTTTAAGGCAGCATTTGTCAGAATGGCAGGTGATAGTGGTGGATAAGAAAAAACAGAAGAAAGTGAGATGTCCATACTGCGGATATGAGCTTCCGATATTTTATTCATCGAAATCAGAAGCCAGAGATATCTATACGGTATGCAAAGGGAGAAACTGTAAAAAGAAATTTAAAATAACGTTGGTCAAGTAGATGCCATTATGAGCCGATGACCGCGCACTAGGAGGTGAGCGCATTGGCTGATGGTCAGAGTGTTGGTAAAATTCATCTTGATCTTGGAATTAACAGCAAAAATTTCAGCAAATCCATGTCCGGAATAGAGGGTATGGCAAAAAAGGCGGCGAAAACTCTGGCCGCTACGTTTGCAGTAAAGGGAATTACAGATTTTGGAAAGCAGTGTTTGGATCTCGGTTCTGATCTGACCGAGGTGCAGAACGTAGTCGATTCGGCATTTGGTCCGAAGGTATCTAAAAAAGTAGATAGTTTTGCAAAGGATGCTGCGACCTCTTTTGGTTTATCGGAGACGATGGCTAAGAGGTATGCGGGTACCTTCGGAGCTATGGCTACTGCGTTTGGATTTTCTCAGGATCAGGCAGCGGACATGTCTACGCAGCTTACCGGGCTGGCAGGAGATGTTGCATCCTTTTACAATATATCGCAGGATGAGGCATATACAAAGCTGAAATCCGTGTTTACCGGCGAGACGGAGTCGTTAAAAGATCTCGGAGTTGTTATGACGCAGACAGCGCTTGACAGCTACGCTATGGCGAACGGCTTTGGCAAAACGACAGATAAGATGACTGAAGCAGAGAAGGTGGCTCTGCGATACAAGTTCGTACAGGATCAGCTTAGCATTGCATCCGGAGACTTTGCAAAGACATCCGGGTCGTGGGCGAACCAGATGCGTATTCTGTCTCTGCAGTTCGATTCGTTAAAAGCATCTATCGGGCAGGGACTGATCAATCTGTTTACGCCGATCATTCAAAAGGTCAATGCCTTGATGAAGAAAATGGTCGGGCTGGCATCGATTTTCAAACAGTTTACCGAAATGCTCACTGGGAACAAGAGCAAAGATGATGGTATCGCAGCTACGGCAAATATGGCAGCAGATGCAGACAGCAATATGTCGGGAGCATCTTCTTCAGCGGCGGATCTGGCAAAGAATACCACGGCAGCAGGAAAGGCTGCGAAAAAAGCGAAGAAGGACATGTTTGGTCTGGCGTCCTGGGATGAGCTTTCCAATAATTCTTCTTCGAAGGATTCTGATTCAGGAAGCACAAGTGCAGGAAACGGAACGGGAGCGGTAGGAGGGAGTAATGCTGCAGCAGGTTCCAGTGTTCTGGATAAGGTAGGAGAAAGCGCCGGAAAACTGTCTGGCATACTGGGGAAGGTAAAGGAAGAATTTGTTGATCTTGCCAAGAGATTTGCAGCCGGTTTTCAGCTGGGGCTTGGAAATACGAAACAGGTATTTCAGAGCATTAAGGACGAAATTCGTTCTATCGGTCAGTCTTTGATAGATATATTTACGGATCAAGCTGTAATCGATGCCGTAAAAAAGTGTGCGGAAAAGATAGCAACGGCACTTGGAAAGATTGCTGGAAGCATTGCAAGCGTTGGTCTCACGTTGGCAGATCTACTGGTGGGAAGCCTCGCAAAGTATCTGGAACAGCATAAGAGGGACTTGGTTAAGCATCTGGTGAACTTGTTTGATATTACAGGGCAAATTGCGGAAATTGTTGGAAACTTCGCTGTGGTAGTAGCGGATATTGCAACAGTATTTCGCTCAGATGCAGCCAAACAGATCGGTGCAAATCTGCTTAATATTTTTGTAGAAACGAAGCTTAATGTGCTTACGCTGATGGCGAAAGTGGGTAGAGATATTATTGACACCCTGACCGCACCGATTATAGAGAACAAGGATAAGATCAAAGATGCTTTAATGAATACAATCAAGCCGTTGTCATCAATTATCGGCACAATATCAGATATGGTGACAAATACTTGGAATAAAGTTCAGAGCGCATATGATCAACATATCCGTCCGGCATTTGAAGCCAGCAAGGAATCTTATACGCTTTGGATGGGGACGTTAGTAGATGGTTATAATCGGCATATAGCACCGGTACTTGCTGAGTTTGCAAAAAAGTTTAAAGAAGTTGTGCATAATTATGTTCAGCCGGCAATTAATGCAGTACTAGATGCAATAGGTAATTTGGCGGATGTGCTTACCAGCATACACAACAAAGTTTTTCGACCTTTAATTAACTGGGTGATTGCAAATATCATTCCTGTTTTTGCGAAAAACTTCCAGAAAGCCGGAAATATTATACTTGCAGCGATGAAAGGTGTGTCACAGATCATACAGGGAGTTTCGGAAGTATTTTCCGGGATCTGTAAGATTATCAAAGGTATCGTTGACGGTGAATGGAAAACGGTCTGGGAAGGGGTGAAGGACATTGTCGGGGGTGTTCTCACTGCGATCCAGGGACAGTTTACCGCTGGATGGACAGCTATAAAAACAACATTCCGACCGGCGGCAGTCTTCTTTGAAACGATAGCGTCTGCAATCAAGGGAGCCTTCCAAGGAATTGGAGAGTGGTTCAAAACTACCTTTAGCGGAGCAAGCGATAAGTTGAAAAGTGGCTTTTCGGGAGTGAAGTCGTTCTTCAGCGATAAAAGCAAAGAGGTTAAAGATGCTTTTACAGGTATTCCGGATTGGTTTAAAACAAAATTCGCAAGTGCATACGATAAAGCCAGCGGAGCTTTCGCAAAAGCAAAAGATAATTTTAAAGCGATCAGAGATAATATCAAGGCGCCGTTTGGAGGAATAGCAGATTGGTTTGAATCGACATTCAAAGGTGCTTGGGAAAAAGTCAAGGACGTATTTTCTTCAAGAGGAAAGATCTTTGCCGGAATTAAAGAGGGAATGGAAAAGACATTTAAGACAGTGGTGAATGGGCTGATCTCCGGCATTAACGTTATCGTATCGAAACCTTTTGACAAGATCAATAAAATGCTCAACACGATCCGCAAGGTTGGTGTTGGCAAGATCAAACCGTTTGAGAAGCTGTGGGAGGAGAATCCGATCACGGTACCGAAGATTCCGGCACTGGCACAGGGCGGATATGTGAAAGCAAACACACCGCAGCTTGCAATGATCGGTGATAACCGTCATTACGGCGAGGTGGTATCGCCGGAGGATAAACTGCAGGCGATGGCGGTAGAAGCCGGGCGTCTGGCAGCAGAGTCTACTTCTGCAGCATTGGTACCGGTGATTGAAAGATTGTGCAATGCGATCATTACATTGGAAAACACGTCCGGAGGAGTAGAGCTGGAGCAATACAAAGAGGGCGATCTGCTTCGCGTAGTAAGAAATGAAAACTCAAAATATAAAAAGCAGCATGGTGTGTCTGCATTGACGTAAGGAGGGGATGCGATTGTACGATGAAAGCAAAGGGCTGATCGCTATTGCGACCGGCTATTCAGATGGAAAATACACCTATGAGAAACTAAATCACGATTTACTGCAGCAGGATACGATCCAGTCCACTCCGGATCAGATGCAGGACAAAGACTCTTACACAAATGCGAAGGGATATCTTCGAAGGACAGTGATGGAACATTCCAGATCGAAATGGGAGGCGAATACCCATATCATTTCAGACAAGGAATTGGATCAGTTATTAAGTTTGTTCGATAAAGGCTTTGCGGTAAATGATGGGGAATGTTCGAAAAAGAAAAGACATTTATATGTCCGTTATTACAATGATTGGAAAAGGGACTATGCAACTATGATCTGCTATGTTCCGGATATTACATTTCAGTACAAAACAAAGCTTAAAGGCAGACTGTATTATCAGCCTGTCCGTTTTGCTTTTATAGAGTTGTAGGAGGTGGTTTTATATGGTGGATCTGACAGAAGCCCAAAAGAAAATCTTTTGCAGCGGTACATATTTTCATGGCTATCAAATGCACTTCCCGGATCTGGGTCTGACGATCGGCAACGATACAATTCATTCTGAAGCGGTTACGATCAAGGAAAGCATCTGCGATGAAGAGGAGCTTGTACTTGGAGGCTGCATAGCATCCTCATGCGAGTTTGAGGTGTCGGAGATTTTGCAGAACGAGCTGAACGGGCAGGGATTTATCGCCATTCAGGAGACGGTGGATGAAGATGGCGATACAGCGATACAGCTGCCGATGGGATATTATCAGGTTGATTCTGCGGAACTGGTGGATGACAAGGATTATAAGAAGGTTGTGGCGTATGACGCTTTATATGGAGCATCCGTGGATGTCTCTGGGTGGTATAACGCTCTTTTTCCGGCAGAGGAGAAGAGTGTCACAAAGCTGCAGGACGGCAAAGAAGTCACCGTGAAGGTCGTGGAATACGGGACGGTGAAGCTTAAGGCGATGAGAGAATCGCTGTTACAGCATTTAGGGATCCCGTTTAAAACGCAGGCACTGGTCAACGACGATATGGACGTGGAGAAAACCATTGCTCCGACGGCGGGAAGTCTGACAGGCACAACGGCACTCAAGGCAATCTGCACGGTGAATGCCGGCTTTGGACGTATGGATCGGAGTGGAAGTTTCGAGGTGATATATCTGCCGGATATGCATTCTATTGGTTTGTATCCACACATTGGCTTATATCCACATGTGGGTCTATATCCGACAAGTTCCAGCGGCGCACAGGATATGACAAAGTTGTCCGGCGCATCCGATACCGAAGCAGAATACAGGAGCATCCGGTGCGAGGAATACACCACGGACAAGATCACCTGTCTTAATATCCAGACGGATGAGGAGGACGTTGGCGTGACAGTCGGGACGGATCTGAGCAATCCGTATCTTATCACCGGAAACTTCCTGCTGTACGGGAAATCGGTGGACGAACTTAAGATGATCGGTGGTAATATCCTCTCCAAGTTGAAAGGTATCTATTACCGCCCGGTGTCCGAGCTGAAGCTGAATGCTCTGCCATATCTGGAGACCGGCGACATGATCGTGGCGGAGAAAGAAGCGGAGAAGGTTTATTCGTATATATTCTCCCGGACGCTTTCCGGCATACAAGCCCAGATCGATACATACGAAGCGAAGGGTAACCAGAAACGACAGAACGAGGTTACGCAAGAGAGTGAACTGATGCAGCTCAAGGGCAGGACGCTCAAGATCCAGAAAAACATCGACAGCGTTTACATTGAAATGGCAAATGTAGAAAAGCAGACATCTACCAGATATGAGCAGACGGACGAAGCAATCCGTCTGGAAGCAAAACGTGCCACAGATGCGGAGAAAGAGCTGCAGTCCTCTATCGAGCTGCAGGCAGACAGAGTTGTCCTGAAAGTGGACTCTGCCGGCAGGCTGGTAGAGGTTGCACTGGGGGTTGATCCGGATACGGCAAAGACTTACTTTAAAGCAGGGGCGGACAACATTGATCTTGAAGCGGAGGATGTATTCAATATCATTTCCGGCAATGCGCTGAATCTTTCCGGAAAAAAGATCACGATCGCAAGTGACAAATTCAACGTCGATGAGGACGGCACAGTGAAAGCAGAGTCAATCGATATTTCCGGAGGCAGTATACATCTTGAAACACAGAAGAGCCCGGAAAGTCTTGTTCGTCTTGCTAATTATGATATTACAGCGGAAATCAATGGGGCGGCACTGAAGTTTAGGTATGCAGGAGAAGGGGCACCGAAGGATTCAAGTATACCGGATGGAACAGTCGAGGTTGCACCACCGCAGATCGGAGAGTGTTATTTTGACCTGTCTACAGCCGAGGTGTATCAATTCAAGTACGGAAACGGAGCGCATTGGGTTAAGGTGACGGAAGATCTTGACAATCCGGCAGAAGTGACGTGGACCATCTCTGAAATGAGCACCGGCGGAGGATTTACCACAACGGAGTATAAGATCGTGTATCTGGATGTGGAGGATGGAAAGGGAGGAACGATCAGACAGGCATTCCGGGAAGGAAACAGTGTTGAGGTTACTCAGGGTGGTGTAAACTTTGCGAAAAACACATACACGACAAGAAACGGAACGGCACAGCAGCAGGACATGTCCACACATATTGAACTGACTGCAGATGAATACGATGAACAGCTTCAGCCGATTCCGGTTGTGAAGATGGATGCTCCTGTAAATGTGCAGGGGGATTATGCATACCGCGGAGATTTTGCGGTGCTTGGCGATGTCGCATCGAGCGGAACACTTTCGGGCAATGCATTAGTGATCAACGGATCGCGCCTGCTCTGCGGAAGCTTTGTCCGTGATTTTACGGCAATTCCACTGCCGAGCACAGGGATTATCACGATAGCGACACCGGACATTGATACAACCATGCCGGCGACAATCTGTAATGGAGATGCAGACGCCAATCCGGGCTTGGCATTCGGAAGTACACGTATTTGCCCTGCAGCGGCATGTATCGAAGCGCAGGTTACAAGCACGCCGTCAGGAATGGCGCGAATCAATTATTCATACTGGCAGAAATTATAGGAGGTAGAAAATGGCGAGTTATTTAATACCGGAACCGACGGAAAGCATAAAGAGCTATACAGGATCTTTGCTGTTTACGAATAACAACAAAAAATATTATGCATTAAAGCTTAATCCCGATGATCACACAGAAAAATGGTGGGCGATCGGAATGATTGCCATAATGGGCGGATGGTATAAGCCGATTGTCGTGTCTACAGTTCAGGATTATGCGAGCACAATGTCGGATGATGAGAATAGACCGTACAAAGCAAGTATTTCATTTGAATATGACGGTGTTCAATATTATGTTTCTTCTTATACGTCTGCACTGCAAAGCTTCAGCGGTTCGCAGAATATACCGACCTGTGAAACCACGTATTCGGTTGCGGACACAGACAGCAGCATGACGGAAGCCGGAAAAAAGCTTATTGATCTGTATGTTGCAGATGGAGGAGAACTGCCGGAAAGAGAAAAGGATCCTCAAAAATATCTGCTCACCGAACCGACGGCAGAGACATCAAAGGTTCTTTCAATTGGCACAAGGACGGGACTGGGAAATCTTTTGATTTCGCAGAATGCGGAGCAGTATTCTTTTAAGCCGGACGGGAGCACAGAGGCGTGGTGGGCGATTGGAATGATCGCGCACAATGGAAACTACTGGCATCCCTTGATCGTATCAAACACAAAAGAATATTCGTATTCCTTTTCGACAAAGTATTATCCGAACAACGACCCTCTTTCGAATAATACAGCATCATTTGAGTATGAGGGGAAAATCTACCATGCAAGTTTCGGAGCCTTCGGGTCGACTGGCAGCAGCAGTGTACTGACCAGTGCAAAGATACCGGTCTACACGGCGACAAAATCCACCAACATTGAGGAAATGGCAAAGATCCTGATCGGGCTGCATCTTGCGGAGGGCGGGACATTGCCCGGCAAAAAGTCAGCATTTGAGCCGATGGAGTATGAAACGATTGGCTGGAAGAACGATGGAGCACCGGACATATCGGCGGAAAATCTGGGTAAGATGGACGAGACAATCGGAAAACTGTGTACCAATTTGAATGTTGCACATGAGGAGCTTGAAGCAGATATTCAGGAATTGGCAGAAACGATAGGAGCAATTACGACAACACAGTTTTAGAAAGGAGGAATTTGAGTGAGCATAATGAGTGACCTGCAAGCTATAGCAGACGCAATACGCTGTAAGACCGGTAAAACGGATCAGATGATGTTGTCAGATATGCCGGAGGAGATTGAAAATATTTCTGGAAGTGGTGAGGACAGCTATCCGCATCCACCCTTATCAATCTATGTCCGTCCGGAGATCGTGTGTGAAGCACAAAGTTTAACAAGAACATATCCGGCTTATCAAACAAAAATATATTTAACAAATTAAGGAGGTAATACAATGATAACTAAAATGGGTAAAAAAGCGTGGGACTTTCTCACGCAGGGAAAGATAACTGATGAATGGTTCGATACAGATACCGTGACTGTAAATGGTGTTGTTGTAAATCGTGAAAACTATGGAAGCAGTACCTATTATAAACAGGAGTGGCAGTATGAAAATCGTTTTAAGATTCTTGAGAGACAGGCTTTTTTATCTCCGCTGTATACCAGCATTAGCGATGCGGCACTATACGACCAGCTATTCCCTTATCGAATAAGCATGCTGGTGAGAAACAATCAGAATTACGATGCTAAAAATTTTGCGTGCAATCCGTTTATCTATGGAAAAGATTCAGACGGTTATACAAGATCAGTGTTTTTTGGAGCGTCTGATGCGCCGGAAAACGAAGATCATTACTGGCTACAGGATTGGTTGCAGGGAGTATATTGCTATACGTATTCTCGAAATGAAGTTAAAAAAGATAATGTTACCGTTGAAAAATTAGCGATTTACAATTCGACAGAAAATGAAGTAACGATAAAAGAAATGTGCGCTTGTGTTAAATATCTCTGGATCACTAATGCCAACGAAGGACCGACTACAGCCAACACTAGCACAGGAATGACAGAAGCCGCCGCTCCGTTTATCATGATTGATCGAACAGTGCTTGAGACTCCGTTAGTGATTCCAGCAAAATCGCTAGGAACGTTGATTTTAAAATAAGAATAAATAGATAGCACAAGGAGCGTCAACTCCTTATTTTTATGCCTAAAAAGGCGGAAAGGAAGGTACATT